GCCTGCTCGTCCATAACCTCCACCAGAATCAACGATAGTCCAGCCAGTAACAGTGTATGGACCGGTACCAGTATATATAGGTGCAATAGTGGCTTGCTCCCATGCCACTGCTAGATATAATTGTTGATAAATCCTTGCAAGAGTTGAACGGTTTGTTGTTTGAGTAACACCTGTTTTATTAATTTCTCTGTATATAATATTCCAAGCATAAGGCAGACCAGACATACAACCAAAGAAGTCTGAATGAGTAAACAATCCTCCTACTCCACTGCCTTGTGCTATTTTTAATGCAACTTCTGATTGCAAAGTTTCGTTAATGGGTTTCGCAAGAGTAGTGGTAGTAGTTCCGTCATCGTTAACTGTTGTTTCAGGTGCAGTGCCGTTTGCGCCTGAGCCATTATTAGAATTTATTTCTAATCCAGAAATACACCCACCAATATTACCTGGAGTAATTTGTTCGATATTACTAATCTGTAGCATGGTGTATCTAAATGCGGCGGCGGCCAGACCAATAGCTGTTGGTATAACTATATTAGGGCCACCTAAATAAGAATCAAATCCAATTACTGTCTCTGTAATAATATTTTCTGGTCGGTCATCTCTAACAGTAGGGGTGCCTGAAACAACTAATGTTCCGACAATTTTCTTGACACCGTTCGTGTTAATGGCTGAATTGACTGATCCGTCGCTGTTATATATTAAGTAATATGTTTTTGAACCAGTAGGCATATTAAGAGTGGTATTGTATACAGGAACAGTTAGAGTTGACCATACATTTTGCCATTGAAACAATCGTTTCACATCTAAACAATCAGCCAAAGTCCTAATAGGATAATCAGAGGCATCACTCGTTAAAAGTTGCCAGTATGACGTTAATGGCGCAATACAATTGTATAGATTCTCTCCAGTGATTGCCAAGAATGCACTGTATATTTGTTTTTCTTGTAGGACAGATGCGGCCCGCTGTCCTTTAGAAATCTTTTTGATCGCCGTAGCTGGTAGACCGGCTCCACCCAATAACAAGTTTAAATCTTGTGTTATTCCACCGTTCACGTATAATTGTTGCAACAAAGTCGAAGGATAACCAAATCTATCCAATCTCTTTAAATCTATTAGTTTGCCGGTATGTTCTAATCCCAGTCCAAATTCTTTAAGTGCTTTACTGACGCCAGCAAAATCACTGGTCATCAAATCATCCATGTTACTAAACGAGCCTTCTAAAAAGGTGTCAGCATTTAGAGCAGTTTGAATGGTAGAGTTAGTGTAGTTAATATACCCATCTACAGTAGAAAAAGATGCGGTAAAATCTTCATATTTAGGAGTTGCTTGTCCTTCTAAAGCCTCTGAGGCGTGCCAATTAAATTCGTTGTGTGCTTGTAGAGCATGACATCTTATCCAACCCCACTGAGTAATGCTTTTGTTGGTATTAGTAGTATCATATGGAGCCCAGGTTGCTGATTGTCCGTAATTAGTATCGCCTTCTACTGAGTAGCCTGCGTTTGCTGGACCTACCAAAGCTGGAGATGTTACTGTTCCTGTACCTTGGGTTGCTGTTCCAGTTCCGTCACCCACATCTACCGCATACAACCGCTGTCCTACTTTAAATGACTTAAATGTATCAGTAGATACTGATTGATCGATGTCTACTGTGTATTCTCCTACTCCACCAGGAGCTCCAGAAACTTGTGCTGTAATAATAGTTCCAGGCTCAAGATCATTTGGACCATATAATTGATCTCCTACAGCAAGATTTTGAGGAGTATATAGTTCTGCCATGGCCGTTACTGTCATGGTAGTGTCTACTATTTCTGCTGTGAATTCTGAGGCTTCTGTTGCTCCAGCAGTTTCCCAATCAGTTGTTCCTAAAGAGGCTATTATATATTCTTGTGTAACAACAAAATTACCACTATTTACAAGCCCACTAGCAGTTGCTACGAATTCAATTCCTATGATATTGTCTGCGGCGCCTAAAGCAGTAAAGTCAGTATTGCCGACGGTCACAATAGTATATGTAGGACCAATTAGAAAACTGCCTACGTTTGCTGTCGTTAGTCCAGCAAATGCTAAAGATTTTTCAGTCCATATCCCAGAAGAATCTTCGATAACATAAGTAGGTGGTTTTGCATTCCCCAGTGCTGGGCATGCTCCATCACCACTAATTGATATAAGATTGTTGTAAGTTGCATCTGAGACTTGGCCTCTAATAAATGCATCATTGATAGACCACGTCAACATTCGAAGTACTGTGCCTTCTATGAGATGGCCAAAGGTGTAAGTACTATTAGACCGACTAATTCCCATATAGTATTCAGCATTTTTATTGATCTGAAGACATCTATTTTGTAGTATTCCGCCTAAAACGTTTATTCCAATCGGACTTTGTTTACCTGTATGCGCCATTAATTACCTCTAAGGTACAAACACATTGTCAGAGCCTTCAACGATCTGGTGACCACAATCATTACTTGAGCCTACCCTAAGAACAGGTTTACCTTCACAAAATACAGTAGGACTGCCGTCGGTGGTCTTTGCGGCTTTGTGCGGTTTTTTGTTTGGTTTGGGTCCGTGAGGACTGATATCACTAACATGTAAGCCTATAGGTTTGCCATTGGCGAATACGGTAGATGCACCTTTAAGGATTTTTCCACCTGTAGTATTCTTATCTCCTTCTCGACTTAGTTTAGCCATGTAGTGTTATCCCATTACTATTTGCTTATTTGGTACTGTTATACCTGTTGTTGCTTCTCTGTATTTGTCTCTAACTGAGGTCTCAGTTTCGGCAAAGAGTGACACGCTAGTACTATTTAGTGTTACGGGTAACAGCGGATCGTAGGTGAACAGACTAGGGATAAGTCCCATACCTTGTGGACCTGGTGCACAAGAAACAGGATGTTCGATAATAATATCGCCACCTTGACTGTCAAGGTCAGTTACTTTTGCAATTAATTCTTCACCACTGCTTAGTTTAAATGTGTAAACTGTATTTATTTTTATATCTGCTATATTCATCTTATCCCGCTAATTTTATTTTTAATTCAGTGTAGCCACCGATATATTCTTCATTTAAAAAGATTTGAGGTACCGTCTGAGCATTCGGCACAACTTCTAACAAGTCTTTCAATGTGTAGACAGAGCCGATCTGCTTTTCTTCAATTTCAATATTATGTGTGTCAAGTAATTTCTTTGCTTGATCACAATAGGTGCAACTATCTTTACTCCATACTACTGCTTTCATTGTATCTCCTGGATTAGTTTAATGTTATTATATCTATATTTAATGCAGTTCTGACTGGTCGAATTATATTTAATTTAATTCTGGTAACGCACCGTAGTCTAACGATTCAGACATCACGCCCACTACGTAATTAGTAGATTCGTTTTCTTGTAATGCTGTCTGTTTTTTACTAGTATCACTGTGTTTATTAAACCACGGTATTGGACTATTTCTAGCCGCAGGTTCTTGGTATTTGATACCAATTGACTTGAGTGAGTCAAGTGCGGTGTAGTCTACGAAGTCTTTGAGTATATTTGCATTAAGGCCGATGACCGGCCCTTTCTGGAATAAGTAATCAGCCCATTCTTTTTCTTCGCGTATAACATCCATGTACATCTTATATACTTCTGTTTCGCATTCTCTTGCAATTTTGGCAAATCTGTCATCTTCTTTGACAACTTGATTAATGATCCAGCCTGTCCAACCCTTGTGCAATAGTTCATCTTGTAAGATCAATGAAATAATGTTGCCATTACCCATAAAGATTCGATTCTCAACCATTGCCAGTGAGGTAGCGAATGATACCATAAATCGCAATGCTTCTAAGGCATAACTAGCATGTAGAGCCAGCCAGATTGCCTTAATATGAGCATCTTCAGAAACTTTTTTACCCAATTCTTTCTTGCAATTCAATTGATGCAGTCCCTCGTAATAATCACCCACACTAGATGCCATATCAGCAATTTCTTGTGTGTCGTGTATCGTATTGAATATATCTTTTGGTACATTATATATATTTCTAATAATATGACTATATGAACGCGAGTGTATGTTTGTTTCAAAGAACGACCAGTTGTACATCAACGCTTCTAGTTCAGGAAGACTAACAACAGGCGTGAACACTTGCACAGGGCCTCTGCCTTGTAAACTATCTAGTGCGGTCTGTCTCAGGACGTTACTGGTGAATATGTGTTTAACTGCATCACTTGCCTCTTTAAAGTCACTTGCATCTTTTGTTAAACTAATTTCTTCTGGGATCCAAAAGAATCCTCTTGCTGTTTCTTCAAAGTTGGCAATTTTATCATATTTAACTTCTTCAAACCGCTGAATTGTTACTGGACCAGCTGGATCTAAAAACATCTTTCTGTCCAGATAGTCTGTTTGCTTTGTTAAATCGTATTGTTCTTTACTCATTATATATTCCTAATAATAGTTTCCAAATCTAATGCCCATAATCATTCGTGTAGCATCACCGCTTTTTTCATTCATCAATATAGTCCAGTGTGGTTCATCTGTCGTATATACTACTAGTCTGTTAGGTAAAGGTAAATATTCTTCCTCTGTACTAAAACACAGATGCCCTCCCCATTCTTCTTCCCATTCATTGTGACTAAAAAGAAATGCTTTATAATTCTTTGCTAATTCATCAAAATCAATTGGTATTGATTTTGAATCTACATGCCTTCTAATAATATAACCTTGATTCATAAAAGCATAATGTGTACTTTCTACATCTGGAATTGACTTGTCAATTGCAGTCTCAATATAGTTTCTAACTTTATTAATAATAGGTCCTATATGGGCGCCTAAATGCATACTTGGAAACAAAATATCACCGTGTAGTTCTGTGTATGCTAATGAATATGATTTTTCATTTCCTACATCATCTGCCTTTCTGGATTTAGCACTATCAATTTTTGACAACATAGAAGCGTTTAGTATGTCAAACGTTTCGTTGTCTAAAAAATTATCAACACTTAAAAT